AACGTTGTTGAGTTTGTTTTTGTGTAGTAGCGAATTAACGTTGCGAACTTTGTAAATATCATACGCTTATTTTAACTTTACGCTCCTATCGTTAAAAGGTTATCGAAATAACGAACGCTTACACCTGCGGCGTCTAATGCTGTTGTCCCCGGAATAAAGGCATTAGTGGTGTTGGCTATAATAATGAATCCAACGACTGCCTTGTGGCTATCGTCGTCAACGGCATTACCCCAATTCAAATCTTGTGTGTTCCAAATGTGTCCTTCTGCAAAGTCCTGACTTGAAACTAACGTGAAAGTTAGCGTCCCGTCAGAAGAATCTACTTCTGCTAATAGAGTGTAAGCACGTTCGTAATCAATTGCTAAATCACCCGGAGTTTCTGCGTCTTTATCAGGAGCAGTGGTTAGAACTGGCGAATCTGCGGTTGTTACGTCGTCTGAAATTAGACCATTCGCTTTAACGCGAAAGGTGTTCCCATAAGAGAAAGTGGTCTTTCCACCTGATCCAATGGCTAATCCCGGTGCTTTAATGCAACCGTTTTCTTGTAAAATGTTAGGCATAGAAATTGTATTGATTTAATTTCTCAATGCGTTTTGCTAAACGACCTATTTTATTTTAGCTCAACGCGTCTGAAGTTTCAGAATCACGACCAATTTTTTTGTCTTGCCCTGCTGTCATAGCAACTCTGTATTTCTCGGAAAGTAGAGTAGCAATCTGAATTGGGATATTAACCATTACGTTCTTTTTAAGGGTTAATTTATAACCGTTAATCTGCACGGCTTCCTCTCCGGACTCTCCCTCTATTTGGGGAACTATAAAATTGATATGTTCTGAATTGTCAAGGATATATTTTGTTTGCGCGACTATATCCTCTGGAAACTTGGCAATAGCGTCGGCCTTTACCTTCGCGACTGGCGTCAAAACTTTTGGCGCTTGCTTTTCCGGTATGGCTTCTACTTCTGCCGGTTTCTTTTGATCCTCTATTTTGGCAGTTTCTTTTTCTTCTCCGCCTAATAGTGGATCGCTTTTGATACTTTTGTTTTTATCACTCATAAGAGTTTATTTCCTGTTAAATTATTTTAAGGGCTTTGGCAGACAAATTCCAAAGCGCGGTTTAGTCCGTTAGACCTTCGCGCTTTCAATTCTTTGGATAAAGTCCTCGTTTAGGATTTTAGCCACAAAAGTTGCCTTCCAACCGGAAGTAGCACGTTGATCCAATGGATCGGCTGAACCTGCTGAACCGAGTGGCTTGACGATATTTTTCAATGCTTCTCCTGAAATTCGGGTATTGCCATAGGCATTAGCTCCGAAAACAAGTGTGCAATATACATCAATTGCTCCTGTTCCAAGTCCGGCTTTGTTTTTAGCATTGTTCGTTTCTATAAAACGAATATCCTCACAAGACCCGATTTCTCCTTCCATTACGCCTGATTGACTAGCATATTTTTCAACTGGTATCCAAGTTCCTGCTGTTACGGCCAATGATCTAACTTTCACTGCAATAACTGGGTGAATGATAGAAATGAACGCGGCCTTGATTGGACTGGTTGCATATCCAGTTGAAGCGTTTACTTGTCTGCTTATCTTTTTAGCGTTATTGGCCTTTAAGTTTGCAATAGTGCTATCAAGATTAGCAAGTGTGATAACGTCACCAGCGGCAACGTCAGCTGTGGCAACATTACCAGCTCCGGAATAGACAACGCCTGTTCCAGCGACAAGAATGTCACGACATAACTGGTCAATGGTATCACCGTTTTGATCTCCCATAATTTCGGCGGCTTCCATTAACACTGCGTCCTCACTTTCGTAAGTAAGCACGTCCGAAACAGTTATATAATCACCGTATTGGGCTACGGTTGCGGTTATATCTGTTACAGAAAGTTGACTACCAGCAGGGGTAACTCCCTCTGTCAATGGGGTAGTCGCGGCAGTTAGGTTTCCATATCTGCGAAATTTGATAACTTTTGTTCCTGCATTTCGCGGTATGTCCCTAATTTGCGCCCAGCGAGTATGAACAAGCAATGAAACAGCTCTTTCTAATAGAGTTCTGTCATAAAAGTTGTTTACCTCTGCTGGGATTTGTGTCCTTGTAGTTTTTGACATTTTTTAGATTTATTAAGTTTATTAACTGTGAGGAATGTGGTTACGACTTTTGACCACGTCTAATCCTCTCTTGTTTCGCCTCAAACTCGTCTTTGGGTAAATCCCAATCGCTTTTTTCTCCTTCTTCAGCGCGGTTTGATCCGCCACCAGTTTGGGAGTTTTTAGCTTTGTCGTCGGCCGCTGTTTTACGATCAGCCCCTATTTTCAATAATTTGTCGCCAGCCACCTCATAAAAGATAGATTTAATTGGTAGTTGCTTTCTTGAAGGGTGTTGCATAAAACGACGTGCTTTTGCTTCAAACGGTTTGAAATCAGGATTTTTCTCAAGGAAGTCCTTAACTTCTTTGTCGTCCTCTGCTTTGAGCGATTTTTCAACGAGTGGCGCGAGTAGTGGTGAAACGACTTTAGTAATTAAATCCTTATCCTCTTGTGCAACTTCTTCTCCCTCTCCTTCTTTTCCACCTTCTCCTTCTCCTTCTTCAGTTTTTGCCTTTTTAGCAAGTTTTGCTTTTTGGCGTCCGATAATAAAGTCCTGCGTGGAAAGCTTGTTGCGAGTTTCCGGCTCTAAATTGTCGTCCTCACCTTCTTTGGGAGAACCTTCTTGAGGGGCTTTGGCGCTTTCTTTTTGACCTTCTTGACCTTTATCGTCTTGTCGGCCAGCACCTTCAGCTCCTTCTCCTTCTTTATTTTCTCCACCGGCGTCCCCCTCTCCGGGTTTGATTTCATTAGCATTTGGTTTAATGTCAGTGCTTTTCTCCTGACCCTCGCCTGCGTTAGTGCCTTTATCAGCACCTTCGTCGGCGGCTGGAATTACTTTTTCCTCTGGCATAATTTTTATTTTATTTTACACACCTCTTTTAGTAATGCCGAAACTAAATTTAGTGGCTACACGTTTGCACGTGCCTCGCTAGATTGACTGAATCTAACGGCAGAGCTTCTACGAAGCTCAATTGAACCGCCTACTATGCCACAAATAACCATTAGTCGGGCTAAAAGCTCAAACTAGGGTAGTGTGGACTGTAAGTAGGAAATTTGCCAAAGCCCCTCACAGTTAGGCAGTTCAAGTGAACCTCGTAAAATCACTGCAAATTCTTTCTTCTACTTGGACACTTTTTTGTTAAATTATTAAAGAGCTTCTACCTGTCGTCTTTTGGTTGCGCCTTTTTTGCTATCTCTATTTCTTTCATTGTTTTAAAATATGGATCATACTCAACCGGGACTTCCCCTGCGTTCTTTATTACCTTTGAATAATTAGCTGGCGTATCTCTTAAATCAATGTTTAAACTGCGCTTTGTTCTTAAAATTTCAACTTCTGCGTCGGTTATCGCCATTTTTGTAACCGGATCAATCTTTTCAAGAATAGCGACCTCAAGATATTTTATATTTTCATTCAAAATCTTAACCATAATAGCCCAACCTGTGCTAGCTTGCATTGAGGTTAAGGCCGCGATTGTATTTTCAGTATCGCTAACCGCTGGCATTTCTTTCTTCGGCACTTGGACAGTCATTACTTTTTTTGTTTTCTTTATTTTTTTTGGCATAAGATTATTTTGTTCTCATTGCTGGCATTGGCCTTCCGCCTGCCGGTTGTCCTACTCCGCCTTCTCTTTCAAATGTTACGTCTGTCGGTTTTGTTGGCTCTGTTGGATTATCCGGCCTCTGCTTCCCAATATCAAGCTCCGGGTTCATTCTCTTTAACATCATTGACCTTTTATGAGCTTCAATATGCGCATATTTGGCAGGAGTGTCAGCGGCCTTATTGTGCATTTCTATATGGACAAAATCGTCGTCGTAAACCTGAACGTCAACTAATTCTTTTTTATCCAGTTTCTCATTCTCACTATCAGCGTTCATTTCGTCAATTGAAGGTGGTAAAACCTGTTCAACTTCCTCTTTGTCAAATCCGGATAAGCGCCCGATTTTTCTTAAAGCAAATCTGACATTTGAATTTTCCGGATCGGTAGCAATAACGTCTTTAATAAATAATCTATATTTTTGTAAGTCGTTAAATTTAACTGCGTCAGAAATAATTTTACTTTCAATCTTAATGTCCGGATCGCTTTTAGCTACGATATTCTCACGGGTAAGAGTTCTCCACTTTGCTCCCATTGCCCCAACGATCCTGATAACCTTCTCGTCAATCCCGGCCGTGAAATGGTCTTTGTAAAGGTGATACCATTGTTTCCAAAATCTTTTTTCTGACCAACCCCAAATCTTTGCTGATAATGAGTAGCGTGTATCAACTTTGGCCGAAACTAAATTAAGTTCGGTTGCTGTTCTCTTTTCCTCTGTCGTAGCCCCTTGTTGTAAGTCCGGAGTAGCTGTTGCTCTTTGTGCAGCAGTATCTAAAACTTCCATAATCCAGCCAACCTCTTGTTTGACTGCTTGTCTTTGGACTGCCTGAACTGCGTTAGTTGGATTCCCGTCAACCGGGATATGTTTGTTAAAGTCAATGTTTAGATTTCCTCTGTTTGTAATTAAATTTGTATTATAAAGATATGTTGGGTGAAGCCCCAGTTTAATCCCCTTTAATCCTAAATTCTGAACTACGGAACGAGCGCGTTGTTTATCCTCAATCAAGTCCGGGATAGATACGCCGTCCCAGTCGTGTGAGATAGGATACATAGGCCGATCGTTTATTGGCCAACCAATGCTATCTATTTCGGTATAGCGAATAACCCTAGTGTGACTATCTGCTAAAGTTACGATAATTTTTTTACCTTTATAAATTGTAAACCATTCTAGCGCTCTGTAATCAGCGTTTTCCCCAACGAGTTTAGCAAACTTGTTATTGTCCTCATATCCTTGCGCTTGCGCCCTTGCTTGCGCGTTGGCGTCAATTAAAGACCTAATATCGCTAGTATCCGGTTTAAGCCCCTTATAGTTGAAATAAATGCCGGCTTTGTCCATATCATTTTTGGACAATCTTATTTCCCGGCCACCGAATTTCATTGCTCCCCTTCCTTTGCGATCACCATTAACCGATAAAGCACGAGGATCGCGCAACCAAGTCATAGGGTCAATAACTTCCGGCGTTGGACATTTTAATACACGATCAAATTCAAAGTTTAACAAAAGCCCCCTTCCAAAAAAAGAGGAGTCCCAGTCCCACTCATAGTCAAGAATATCCTTCTCCATTTCGTCGTAATCATACCCGGCCAATGCGTTTAAGTTTTCTGCTGTTTCTTCGTCGCCTTCTTCTCTACCCAAAAAATCCACCCCTAGTCGGTCGCTGTATAGCGAAGCCAAAACAGTTTGGTGGATAGTGAATAACAAAGGATCGCCAATAGATTCTTTGTCACGCTTTTGATTGTTGTAAAGTTTGAGCCGAACTCCCCACTCGTCAAGTTTCGGCTTCATAAACCACCACGCTAATTGATATTCTGCTTCTACTTGATCAATAAGATTCTTATAATCTTTTTGTTCAGTCACTTCTTCTTCAGGAGCTTCCCCTTCCTTTAGATTCTGTGTTGGTTTTGACGCTTGTTTTGTTTTTTTTACCATAGTGGATCGGCAAATTTCCAACTATGTTTTTAAAGCACGATAATTTTTTATACTACTTACTTCTATTTTTGCCTTGTCTTGCTGGAACATTTTTATTCCCGTGAAGTTTTTGATGTCTTGCTTTTCTCTGTTCTTCTGTTCTCGGTTTTCCGTTTGGCATAATTTTTATGTTATTTTTTTGATCTTTTATCTGCGTATTCTTTTTCATAATCTTTTTCTTCTACTTCAATCGCTTGGACTTCTAAATCAGCGCGAGTTTTCTTTTTCTTTTCTGTATCCCTTTCCTCTAATGATTTCATTCTGACTTTTATTTTTAAGTCGTAGCTTTTTCCGACAGTCCAATTTTTTACTGCCGGCAGGTCGTCAGCCGTGATTGAGAATGAAGGCAGGTATCTTCTTTCCTCTGTGGCCTCTATCCCAAAATTTTCGCCTTGTAGTTTTTTCATACTCTTATTATAACTTATTTTTTATCTTTAGCAAACATTGTTTCAATTGTTGTTTCGGCCATTTTTGTTAATGCTCTAATTATGTTTGCTAATTGCTGTGCGCTATATGGTATTTTATCAACTCCAGTTGTAATGTCAAGCACGAAAAATAGTTTTGTTAGCCAATGCGGCCGGACGCTGATATGCGCCGTGTATAATTCCCCCTTAATAATAGTTAAATACTCAAAGTGATTTTTGAAATTGCGAAAGTAGATTGGACAACCTTTGTATTTTTTAGTTTTGAATGTTGTGACTTTCATAAGCATTTTCCATTAAATTATTATAGCACAATTTTAATGTCAATGGTAGAAAACTATTTTTTATCGTAAGGATCATACTCCGGATCGTCGGCTACCCCAACTCCTCTGACTACTTCTATAAACTTTGGCTCTTGAATTAAAAGTCTACCAATATTCTCAATAGTATGATCGTCCTTATCAATCGCTTTCTCTTTTTGCCCCTTTTTTTCAGCAGTCTTTCCAGCCCACTCGTCCCAGCGCAAATGTTCAAACTCATAAATTGTTCGCACACAAGTATCAAAAATATAAAGTTCCGGTGCTTTAATAAATTCTTCTCCCTCTCCTACTTTAATTTTCTGATAAGTCAAAGCGTCCTCAATTCTTTTGTCTGAAGCTGACCTCATTTTTGTAGCTCTTTGATAAACTAATCCATTGTCGGCTAACTTACTTCCTAGCGTTTTTCCTTGAACTTCAGAATGTTGATCTTCATTAAAAGCTGAAGGATCAATTACCCTTCTTTTAATTCTATATTGAGTAGCTTTAGCTTTTATCTTTTGTGCCAACTCCTCTGTCCCCCCTAAACACTTCAACCATAATTCGTCCACAATAAACTTCCTGCCCTTCCGATCAACTGCAAGCCAATTAGCTGTGTCCGGAGTTCTGTCGTGAGGATCAAGAGCTTCGTAAACAGTATAGTCCCGATAAGATATATTAAATGGCCTAACCACGTGAATCGGACGACTAAATTGTTTAAAACGTAAACCAACTAAATGTTGAAACTTACCATAAACTCTCGCCTGTTTTTCTTCTTCTGAATACTCTGCAATCATTCTTTCAATATGCGCGTGTTCTAAATGCCCTCTTATTCCGTGCTGTTTACAAGCGGCCTCAACGTCTGCCTCAATGTAAACTCTTTGTCCTTTGGCGGCCAAATCTTTATCCGGATTAGCAATAACGTGGTCATAGAGCCAAGCGGCGTAAAGCGGAGTTTCTGAAATAAAGATAATTCCACCCTTTCTCATACGAGCGACAGTAGCTTTAAAAATTGCTTGCGTTGGCGGTTCGTCAAACCAAGCCCAACCAATAGTCGCACTTTCAAATTCTTTAGGGTCTTGCTCATAAGACATAACGTCAAACGTCCAGCCGTTGTCAGTTGTCCAAACGCTATCATATTGTTTCCCCCCTTTTTTAGATTTGTAGCGCCCAGCCGGAAACCACTCTTTGAGCGTTGGGATTAAATTAGATTTTAGATTCTCCGGATCGCTTGCTATTCTTCCCCGTTTAGGATATGGCCACTTTTTAAAAATAGGATAATCAAAATACTTATTGTTGCTGTCTTGCCCCCAAATTATATGTGCAACAATGTTAGCTGATACACAAGTTTTCCCTACTCCATTTGCGGCCGAAAATAATACAATGAAATTATCCTCTCCTACTTTTTGGATAAATTCCTCACACTTTCCATTTGGCTCGTAAAAAAGAAACTTCTCATTTTGTAATCTAAAAACTTCTTCTTCTTTAAGACTGCGAAATTCAGACAAAACCTTTTCCGGTTCGTCTGTTCCGCACAAATCAATAACTTTTTGTTTTATCTCCTTATCGCTTGGCATTGTTTCTTTTTATGTTTCTCTCTTTAAGATAGTTCTTTCTATGCTTCCTCAACTTAACTACCTTGTTAAATTTTTTCTGTTCTTGATTCATACTCTTTTTTCTTTTGCTCTTTTAAGATTAAGTCCTTCCGGGTCGTCTAACGAAGTTCCGCCCTTTGATTTCTCTGTCCCGATCAGCTCCCACCACTTCACTGGAGTTTCGCTTTCAAAGTAGATATTCTTTCCTCGTGTTAGATCGTAACAGTGCTGAAATATCTCGCTGGCAATCCCTTTTAATTCGGCCTCAATTGTTTTAAGTCCGAAACCAAAAAATCCGGGTATTTGATATTTGATTTTAATCACGTCATATCGTATAACACGTTTCGGCCTTCTATAAGGAAAAGACATACAAGGTTCTTGATATTCAATAGAGTTTTTAATCTCTCTGCCGGCGATCTCTTTATTTTCTTTGGCCTCTATAATTATTGGATTTATTATAACGTCGTCAACAAACATTTTTTCCTTAACACATTCCGGCGCAAGCACAAAAAAAGACATTGGTGTTTCGCTGACTTGACAATGAGCGATTGAAAATGCCTTGTTATAAAAGCCCTTGAATTTTCCTAATACGATAAAGCGCCTCATTTCTCTTGCCTCTACTCTAATCTCTTTGTAGGAAACAACTGGCTTTGATATTTTATAGTGAATTTTTATGATCTCCATACTTTTATTTTAATGTTTTTAATACTAGGCGTCAACTTACTATGTGGAAGCCCCACGCTTGTTTATGCGGTTTGCCTTTGCGACTATGGCTTACCGTGCTTTTAAGTCCTCTAATTGTTTGATAATAAAAGCTCTCTATCTCGTGCGTAAACCCGTCTTTATAGTTTTCTTTTATTTCTGCTCTCTCGGCCGGAGTTTTAGCACTCCACTTTTTATTACATTCTTTGCAGTATTTAAAGCCCCTCATTTTCCATTCGTAGCTTAATACTACACCACACCCCCGACAATACTGCTTGTCCAATAAGTCCATATTTTTTTACCTTTTATTTTTTTAACAAGAAATTTTTAAGCGTCTTTTCTAGTTCTGCTAACTCTTTGTTAGATAAGTGTTGGTATTTACGCTTAACGAGTTCTATCTGTTCAGGAGCATAAGCCCCATATAGTTTATAAGCCATATCAACTGCGTCTTTTCTGATTCTTCCGTCCGGTGTTTGAAAAAAAGCCACCTTCCCAGTATAGAAGTCCGGCTTAATATAAATAAGTTTGCAACCCGGAACGCTCTCCACAATTGCTTTAATTTCTTTATTGCTTACTTGTTTTTTGTTTTTGCCCCTTCCGCTAGAAGGAAAAATGTAATGCTCAATACTTGAAAAGTTGACTAACTCCCCGTGTCTCATTGCTAATTTGCTTTTAGGAATAAAAATACCCATAAGCTCATTCCACGTTTCAGTCCCTTTCAATAGTTTTGGTTTTTCAGAATAACTTTTAGAATAACCGACAGACTTCATTAGTTTTCCTATCGGCGGTAATTTCTTTTTGTTTAAGATATTCTTTCTGCCAATTTCAGATATTTTCTTTAATAGTTTTTTTTGTTTTTCTCTAGACATATAAATATATTATAACACGATTTTATATAAAGCCAATTGCTTGTGTATAGTGAAAGTCTTTGTTCTTCTCTAATTCTTTTTTAAGACGTTTCCACCTGTGCGGTAGAATAACGTAAGTGCAATTAGTATTGTTTAACCATACAAAACTATACTTATGATAGACCTTATACTTCCAGCTTTCTACTCTAGCCGGACAAGATACATTCTTCTTAACTAATACCCATTTTACCTTCTTGAATTTTAAACAGTCTCCTATCTCCATATACCTTATTCTTTATTTATAATGGGGTTAATTCTTTTAAAATAATATCTACTCTCGGATTTTCTTTGCAGTAGTTTTTAGCGATTGTCAACCTTTGTATTTGTTTATCGTCCTCAAATACCAATCCTTGCAAAGAATCTAAAACCAATTTATTAAAATTATCTATGTCCCTTCTTCTTTTATCTCCGAAGAATAAAACAATGTCTAGCTCGCAGTCTCCTTTTATTATTTTTCCTTTGTATTGTTTTTTAACCTCTACTCTATAATGCTCTTTCAACTTCTTACCTTTGTTTAACATATAGCACTTGGCGAATCTCCCTCTGCAAGTATATCTATAAATGCTCTGCGTGCTTAATGGGTTTCCGGTTAAAGTTAATTCCATAATTATTTAATCTTTAAAAACATATTTGCACAACGCTAGCATTATTAGAATCCAAGTTATTGTTAAAAACCCCCCTACTAAAAATGCTACTATGTTTGCTATTAGTTTGATCATATTCTTTTGTTATTTTAAAGCGCTTATTAAATTCTTTTGATATTTTGTAGGAACGTCTTTTAAAGCTATCTCTAAAATTCTTTGTCTCTGTTCTTTAAGAGCGCTAGCAATAAACATTCTTATTTTCTTTCTGTTTGGTATTTCTTCAAAAATAGGAAATGAAGCCCCACCCCCTTCGTATGGTGGAAACTTTTTATCAAACTTTTTTATTATTTCTTTTTTGCTCATAATTTAATTGTTAGTTAAGTGTGCGATAAGGATTCTTACAATATAACATTCCACCAGTTTGCTTCTCTATTTTAATATAGCCATTATTCTCTGCCCATTCTATTGCCTTTTTACAATAAGAAACAATAATTAAAGAAAAACGAAAATCTTGGTAAGTATAATCTGGTGTCCATTCCAATCTTTGTAATTCTTTTTCCATATATTTTAATTGTTATTTAGACTGTGTCCAAGCTATTTTTATAATCTCCCAGATAGAAAAATTAAAATGTATTCTATGTTGATTTTTAAACCTTCTATAAAAACGAACTAATCTATTACTCATATATTTTAATTGTTAGTTAA